GGCCCTTGCTCCGCCGATGGTGTTCGTCAGGTGTGCGCTCCCCGCAATGCGTTACCCGAAACAACTCTATATGTTCCACTACAGTTCTGGTATTGCCGTAACCCCGGTCTAGCTCTTCCATTAATTGCTTTACAGTACCACGAAGTAAAAATCAATTTAGACATTCGCAACATCGAAGAGTGCCTATGGGCTGTTACTGACATCACCGGTGCGGGTGTCAAAGTTACAAATGCATACAAACAGTCGCTAGCGGCTGCCTCGCTCTTTGTTGACTACATTTTCTTAGACACCGACGAGCGCAGACGTATGGCGCAAAATCCCCACGAATACTTGATTGAACAGCTTCAATTCACTGGTGACGAGTCGGTTGGTTCGTCGTCCAACAAAATCAAATTGAATTTAAATCACCCGTGCAAAGAATTAATTTGGGTTGTCCAGCCCGACATCAATGTTGATTATTGCGCGTCGCTCACAAGCAACCACTCGCTAAATCACTTGCTAGGTGCTCAACCATTCAACTACACTGATGCGCTAGATGCGCTCCCCAATGCTATTCATGCCTTCGGTGCCAAGACCCTTGTTGGCAGTGGTCAATTCATTACTGGTTCATCGATGTTCCAAGATCCATTCTCTAGTGAGTTAATACCAGGCTCAGCGTTCACCTCGGTTACTACTCCATCAACTGCTAATGGACCTATGAATACATCCGAATCGGGTGTTTCGGATGCCGGCACATTCGTTTTAGCTGAAACTGCGCTAGATATGCATTGCTGGGGTGAAAATCCAGTTGTAGTTGCCAAATTACAGCTTAACGGTCAAGATCGCTTCTCCGAGCGTGAAGGCACCTATTTCGACCTTGTCCAGCCCTTCCAGCACCACACCCGTGCTCCCGACACCGGTATTAACGTTTATTCGTTTGCTCTAAGACCAGAAGAGCACCAGCCTTCGGGAACCTGCAATTTCTCGCGCATTGACAATGCCACTTTACAGCTAGTCCTTTCGAATGCGACTGTTCAGGGTGTTTCCACCGCGAAGGTGCGCGTATATGCGGTTAACTACAACGTTCTCCGCATTATGTCGGGTATGGGCGGTTTAGCGTACAGCAATTAAATAATAAATTTTGTGTTTAGCATTTAGCATTTTGCATTTTTTAACTAGAATTTTATTTTAATAAATTAAATTAAAATAAATTAAAATAAAATAACAATAATTATTATATACTTCATTATTAATATGAATATAAGTTTTGTATTGAGCAGTTTTTATTTAACATATGTATTTTTACTTACAACCGGTGTAATAACATTTACCGAAGCATTACGAACACCTATTCCTGTAGTGCGTCATATTATGAATATTGAAACGTGTATTTCAGTTATAGCGTGTTATTTTTATGGATTATTTATAGCAGAAATTAAAAAATCACAAGAAACACCAAAATCACAAGAAACACCAAAATCACAAGAAAGCCAAGACCCAAATACAACAGAAACTAATGACAAATTAGCATCTGTTATTCCTATAGCAAAAATCAATAATATGCGCTATACTGATTGGTTTATCACAACTCCGTTTATGTTATTAGCTCTCTCTATGGTCTTGGGTTATGAAAATAAAAAACAAATTAAAATTTATCCATTTTTATTAACATTAGCTTTCAATTTTGCAATGTTGCTATTCGGTTATTTAGGAGAAATTAGACTATTAACTAAAAATATAGCAAGTTTTATAGGTTTTATATTCTTTTTTCTAACATATGGAACCATTTGGAAGCTGTATATGACTGGATCAAAAATAACATCCCAATCAAAATATATATTTGGGATTTTCTTGGGTGTATGGTCGCTTTACGGAGTATTTTATCATACAAAGGAATCAACTAAAATGTTTGGATACAATGTACTAGATTTAATTTCTAAAGCATTCATTGGTATCTTCTTCTGGTTATATTTAACAAAAACGGTAATATTTTAATCTAATATTTAAATATATGAATGAGTGACTTGTCAAAGAATATTATAATAGAAAAAGACGAATACAAGAGAATAAGAAAGCACAACGCGATTAAATTACCTACCACATTAGCAGATTTGAATATACCTAAATATATTAACTATTATAACGAGTGTTATAATAATGAAAAAAAACTATATAGAGAATACTTTAAAATAGAAAAGCATCCGTATCAGAAAAAAAACAAAACATATATTTCTTCCAAGTCTAATAAAATAAGTATAATAGAAAAATTAAATCAAATAAAAAAATTATTGGATGCGATAAATGTTAATGATGCGATAAATGCTAATGATGCGATAAATGCTAATGATGCGATAAATGCTAATGATGCGATAAATGCTAATGATGCGATAAATGTTAATGATGCGATAAATGTTAATGATGCTAATGACGCAAATGTTGTAAAATTACCCAAATATATTTCAATTAAAAATCACATAACAAATAGTAATAAATTCTATTTAGTTTATGATAAAAAAGGCGCTAGTCGTTGCACATTACAAGTATTATATAATAAGTCCGAACCCTTGACACAATGTTTAAATAACTTTTTAGAAACTATTAAAAATAAATTTGCTACTAAAATTAATTAATTAGAGAGATTTTGATATAGAGCTATTTATATAATCATATTTGTATATGTTAGTATATGTTAACCTTAAAAGAGCTTCCCAACGATATACTAGATATTATATTAGCCAATACTAACATTATATGTCACGTATGTCAAAAAAAATATAATTTTAATATTTTATTTTATAAGAAGCAAAGCAAATTCTATTACTGCAGTAAATTATGTTATGAATTTATGTAAAAAAAACTTTACAAATTTGAAATAGCTATGTTTTATGCAGTTTTAACCGTTAATGACAAATTTGTCATTAATTAGTTCCAACAAATCATTAACAAGTTTCTCCTCATCAATATCAAAGAAGCATTGAATGTTATTAAGGATTAATGAGGCATCGTCGTCAGGTGTTAACTCCTTATCTCCTGGCTCACGCAGTAATGTATTATATACATATGTGATAACAGGAATATTTTCACAAGTTACAATACAAGAACTTTTTATATATTCAATATAACCAAGCACTAGCGGAAAACCTTCAATAAATGCTTCACAATCTGTGTTCAGTCTATACATCAAATAATTTAGGATTTCGGTTTCATTAAAATATGCTTCGTAAACTGCTCGCTTGCATATCTGTTTAAATTGATTTTCAATAAATGAACCTGTCAATAGTTCGATGTTAAGGTGCGGCTCATAATTAGTCTTTTCAGTAAGCATTTGCATCTTCAGCATTTATTATTGGATTATTGGATTATTGGATTATTAGATTATTAGATTAATATATTAAAAGTAATATTAATTATTAGAAATCAATTTTATTTATAAGATTTATAAGAAAAATATATATTATAAATAAAAATAATATTAAGAATTATTAATAAAAATATTTATATAAACTTTATAATATGAGTTGTATATTATATTATAGTAATTATTGTGACAATTGTAAAAAATTATTAACATTATTATCTAAGTCAAGTGTTAAAAGTGACATTCATTATATATGTATTGATAAACGAATAGTTAGAAATAATACTACTTATGTTGTATTAGAAAGCAACCAAGAAATACTACTTCCAAATACTATTAATGCGGTTCCTGCGTTAATGATTATAAATGATAACTATAAAGTATTATATGGCGACAACATAATGCATTTTTTAAAGCCAGTTGTCCAAATGGCTGCTCAAAAAGCTACTAACTATAATGGAGAACCATCCGCGTTTAAATTTGATTTATTATCTAGCGGGGTTGTATCAGACAATTTTAGCTATTTAGACCAAAATAGCGATGAGCTATCGGCAAAAGGGAGTGGTGGATTAAGGCAATTATATAGTTATGCCACAATAGATTATACAGACAAAATAGAAACTCCACCTGATGATTATATTCCGGATAAAATAGGAGAAGTAAATGTTAAAAATTTAGAACAAGAAAGAAATGCTATTT